GTGCCACCCCGGTCGTTCGTCTGTCCCCAGGCGATTGTGACGGGTGCCTTCTTCGGCTGTATTGGGAAGACAATGAAATCTGAAAGTCGAAGTGGGTACCTGAGTTCATCACCGAAACTGGTGATCATCATGTACTGCATCGCAAATGTTGAACGGCCAGCCGAGGCCTCACGTTCGGTTAACTCCTCCGTGTCGAATCGTGTAGGCCACAGGCTGGAACCTATTTCAGCACCGGCTTCAATTTCCTCGATGACCTCTGGGGCGAGATCTTTGACGCGGTACTTGTGTTCTGGATATCGAGCCGGCCATGACCGGAAGGCATATCCGCCCTCGACTAGTTTGTCGTATAGAGATTCCTCGTGGTGGGGAGTTCCCAGGATGACGATGTCGCCGCCGGGAATCAAGATGTTCTCAAATTCCTTGACCTCCTCACGAAGCCTCTGACGCATCTCAAGTGTCAGAGTATTCTGAGCCGTCTCAACGTCATCGGACACGATACAGGTCGCCCTAGCCCCCGTTAACTGTCCGCCAATACCATACGCTGAGAACGACGGTGTTCGGTCAGACTTTGATGGTCCAACGTCAAACTGAATCGCCGAGTCTCGTTGATTTTTTTCTCTGTTGGGCGCCAGGTGTTGGAGCCACGGCACTGAGCCAATCCACTTTCGGACCATGTGTAATGAGTCCTTGGAGTGTTTTTCCGACTTGGACACAAGCATAATTCTATCGTCTGGATTCTTGAATAGTCTCCAGATGCAGTATGCTAGAGTCACCCACGTCTTTGACGCGCCCCGAAATGCTCGAACCCCCCGCCTTCGCGGACCATGCTGGAGCCAGTTGGACATTTGGCGTTGGTGTTTTGCCAGTTCTGGCAATCCAACAGCACCCCATAACTCCTGTGAGAAGAACTCAAAGTCCGAGGCGAGTCGTTGGACATATGCCTCAAATTTCGCGTTGTCACTCATTATATTTCGTTTGGTGACTTTAGCACGATTTTGCCACCCTCCTCATTATATGTTGCAACCATATCCTGCAACTCGGTGCGCCAGGTGATTATAACCCTGCCATCATCGGTCGTATGGATTGTGTTTGGTGCCGGCGATTGAAGTCTCAGCGCTTTTGCGCCTGTGATCGCGTTGTCAACAGTAGCGGCACTTATATGGCTGTGTTTTTCATTTCTCCACCCCAGAAGACCGTCAATCACTAGATCCCAAACATCTATTGTTAATGGTTTCATCTTGGTCTCCGGTATCCCATGTCCTCCAGTGCATCACGAATAATCGGGTCGCCTTCTAGCGCCACCCTAATTTTTTCAACTGCGCGGTCGTGTTTTTGTTGTATGGTCTGTCGGCATAGGTTTGTCCCGAACTGTTCGTTATACATACGTGTCACGACGGACCATTCATACTTTCTAAAATCTTTTAACTGTTTACGATGGCCCATTATTTGGTCCTTTTGAATTTTGACCTATGATACTGCTCGCCTCTTGCCATCGGCATTATCTCATGGTACGGCAACCCGTCAATAACCACGCCGGTAGAAAGTACTGGTTTTCTGATTAAGTTTTTTCCATACGCCATTGCCGGGTGTAGGATATCAACTCCGCACCCCACATCCATTCCAAAGATTCTTTTGTTTGGACCACAGCACCACGAGACTCCGCCGGAACTGTGGCAGTGTCCAATAACTGTTGACATCATGCTGGCTCTTGCCGCGTTTGCGGCCGGCCTCATGCCGGAGCAACCGGTGCCGTGGAAGTAATGCACGTCGTCTATTTCAGTCTCACGTTTCCAATCCCACTTCGGTGTGTTCCACACATGCTTATAATCTACGATAAACCTCGCGGGTATGTTGACACTTGCGGCTAATCTGAAAACCCTCTCATCGTGGTTTCCAATCATGACCTCCGCCTTCGGGAACGCCTTGCACCACCGACGCACACCGTCATATGCCATCTCCGACTCTCGGCTTACACCGTCGGCGTCAACATCTTTTTGATGAAAACTTATGCAGTGATGATCTATTATGTCACCGATAAAAACTGTCTTTTTACATTCCCACCAATCGCCCACGTCCTGGACAAACTGTAGGTAACCCGGGTGACTTGCGGGCTCGTGTACATCGCCAATGACGAGTATTCTACTCATCGTCTGTTTCCTGTGCGACGTCCAGATACCTTATGGTTGAGATGGAACATCTGGGAATTGCAATAGCATAATCACATGTGCCCAACTCTATCTTGGCCGCGCCGGCGACGACTATATGGTCATCACCATCATGTACAAGAAAACCGCATTGTAAAATTCTCTGTGGCGATGGTAGGTCGTCCAGGTACTGGTCACTGTTGTCGCCGTTCTCGCAACTGTCCTGCCAATCGACCAGCACGAGCGGGAAGACCCCAAGTTGTTTTGATTTTATCACGCTGTTGCCGCGTCGTCTGATTCTGTGTCAAGTTCTGGCATTTTTAACCCTCGTCGTCTCATTTCCTCAACAATATTTCCTATAGGGTTATTATCGGTTACTTCTGCTGATATGCCACAATCTTTTAGCCTTTGTCTGATAACATTTAAATCTGCCGCTGTCGCCTGTACGGTGGTCACATTGCCACCCTTGTCCACGATCTCGCGTCCTCGGGTCAATATACTGAGGAGTAATTTGTCAAATTCCCCTGAAATTTCATCCTGTTGTGTCATGGCTTAAACTCCTTTAAGTCTGAAAGTATCTTGTCGAGTTCTTCGCGTTGTCCCGGCTGTTCCATGTCTGAGCCAACAAACATCGACAACTGCTCCGCTGTCAACTGTCCCTCGACCATGCTTAGAAGTTCTGGATTGCTGGCCAGGAGTAACCCCTTCGCCTTCTCGCGATAGAGGCTCACTATCCTGTTGATATACATGGCCTTTGGTGAAAGGCCCTCGACTGATAGGTTTGATAAATTCTGATACGCTTCCGTGTTTATCAGTTCCATCAACGACTCCCTGAGCGTGGGGACATCACCGGTCAGGTTATTTACGAAGTGGTTGTAGTCGTCCCAGACAGTTCTGACTCCGGACGGTGACGGTATTCGTTTAAGGTCCAGACCATAGAACAGGTGGTTCGTCTTTCCTGGTGAGTAGTCTATTTCCATGAGGAAGTCAAAGATGGGGTCGTCACCGTCAGTCTTCAGTTTATTGGACGCGATAAAGTTGTACCAAGAGCGTCCGCCAGTCGCCGGCTCACCGTTTTTGTCAAATCCGTTTCTGACAATTGGCTCACCGAGTATGTTGTATCGCCACGGTAAATCGTCGTTGTCTAAAAACGGGGTTCTCTCCACAAGTTCCTGCACGAAGCCCACAGTGTCCTTGAGTACAGGATCCTTTGCCTTTTCAAGCGCCTGTTGTCCTTGTCCCCAGATGGGCATAAATGACCAGGCCATATCTGTTATAAACTTCTCACCCTTGCCCCCAGTAGCGGCGTCCATCGCCCCGAAGAAGTTCGATATTCCGGTCAACATAGACTGGTCTTTTATAGTATTAAGAGTTGCTAACAAGACGCGAACGTACAGTTCCTGGTCATCCTCGTACCAGCCGTCGTTGCTCGCGTCTAGCATGTTGGCCCACAGCCCCAATATTAAACCTACCTCACCCGTCCAGGTTCTGTATGAGTGCCAGGTGTCCCCGACTTTTACTGAATATGGTTGATGATCTACTAGCCACGCCGACCGTAAAGAGGGATCTGTTGGCCCGGATCCGGTGATTCGCTCATTCTTGTGGAGCATTACTACCCCCGCCCCAATACCAGCGGCGGCGACGAGTCGCCCACGGGTTCTCATGACAACTTGTGGGTCTGGACTAGCCAGGTCCCTTAGTGTCTGCGTGTGTATATATCTTAATGGGTTATTTGGATCAAGGTTTTTTAGTCCGCCAGTTCTGAAGGCCGACGCGATTGTATCCGCGAGCGCGATGACGGGAGCCGTCGGCGCTAGCCCACCACCTCGACTGACCACGTTTCCAGCCGTTCGCATGAACGGTACCAGGAACTTCATGATTGGAATTTCATTTAATATGTTCATGAAC